CAAAATTTCGGCCTGCTTCGCCGTTGTTCTTTCTTCTATGCTCATACTCTGGTTAACTCCGTTTAAATCGTTCCTGATCCGACACTCTTACGTCCTTATAGCTACACCCAAATTTCGAAAATATATAGGACGGAGCTATTCTTAAGTCCACACGCCGGTCTAGTGCTTTTTTTGTGCAATTTTACCAAAAAGGGGCATTATTTATCTATTTTTTTGTAAAAATACACAATTTTTCTCATTTTTCGGTGTTGTCGTGCGCTTTCACGTTGCCGTCGCTCGGATCCAGCGCACAACTTCACCTAAACCAATGAAAAAGAATAGGAGTAATCGAAATCAGAAATTATTTTGTCGCAATTGTTCCGCTGATCCTTCTGATCTGTGCTTCGTTCTGGTACGGACTCCAGCCAATCATCTCACGGATCCTGCGCTGCTTTGCTGGCAGCTTGTCAAATTCTCTTTTGCGTCGCTCAAGTTCTACCGCTCGCAGCTGCGCACGTCTTCTGTTAAGCGCTCGCCTTGCCTTTGATACATTATCCATAGCACTTACTCAAAATATGCTTCGATTGTGCCAACAACGTGGTTCAGTTCTCTTGCTGCCCAATTCAGATATGTGAGAAGGTTTCCATATGTAACGCCTTTAATGGCGCCGCCTTCTGTACATTCAGCCTTTGCCGCTTCGAGATCTGCTATCATTGCATTGCACTTTGTCTTCAGTTCATCGAACATTTTGTTCTCCTTTCTGGTAACTCATAAAGTGATAACGTACATACGGCCATAAGCAAGGCACCGGGCAAAGCAATCCAGAAAACCGGCACCAGGATAAAGCTCTGGTCGTTTTTTATAAAGATCCTTCCGGCTCGCTCCGGCCGTTGCTGGTGATCACTCCGTCGTCAGCGATTAGGATATTTACCAATACTTTGATAATTCTGGATTAATCTTTGTCGCATTTATTGATTTGCTCACGCTCGCTAAAGCAACTGCCAATGTTGGAGTATACGTAAATCCGGTATGAGCATATGCAAGCTGCAGCGCCGTATTGCTCTTTTCAAACTCCAGAAAAAAAGTGTCCATAATCTCATTTGCCTTGCGCAGCACCTGTACTACTTCGTCGCTATACTTATCTATCAGATCATTCTGTGCAGCCTTGATCTCCGCAATTTTTGATGCACAATCTTTACCGAATAACGGAGCTGCTTCAAGATCATCGAGCTGGATCTTATAAAATTCTATCTGATCGTCTGCTGTTCTTCCGGCGGTTCTGGCGATTGACCACGCCGTAACATCGCCAGCATTTAACGCCTTGTTTGCATCTTTAGCCGCCTTGCCTTTGTCTGCTTTGGCTTTCTCCAGATTGCGCTTAAGATCCGCTATCTTTTTTGTCTTTGCCTTCTGTGCCTCCTCGAGTTCAATAAATACATTGTTCTTATTTGCCATTGCTGTAATTCCTCTCTTTAAATGTAATCACTTGTTATGGTTAATTATTAACTTGCCTCGTATGATAGCCGATCAAGTTCGGTTTCATATTCATACCAGAGCACATTAAACGTTTCTGTTACACCCGGCAGACCGCTAACTAGGCACGATAAATGCCTATAGTCCATTGGCAGCGTCCACGCTCTAAGCATTTGATACAAGATGCCTTCATTGCCCGGCGTAGACTCGTTGATTCCGATCTGATCCAAATACTCTATAAAATTCATAAATCAACGTTCTCCCCTTCGTTACTGTTAAAAATGTGAGTGTTTTTCTTTATTCCTTAAGATATATTTTTATATTGTTTTTTAATTTCAGTAGAATTTTAAAAACACTCACTTTTCTCACATTTCTTTAGGTACTACTCCAACATATACGAATATATTGCTTCTGTTCCGTAACGGAACGCCCAGACTAGCAAGTCTTTGTGGTATATTCTTTTTTCCTAATGCCGTTAACTTCTGCTGTTCACAGTACCGCTCATACCAGAATTCGAGATCTGACTTTTTAATAGAATCGTGCTTATTTCCGGTAATGATCATTTCATCCTTAAGAAATGCATACATTGTGTCGCAACGTGCACGATATTCAGCGGTCAATTCTTCTGAGCTTTGGCACCGGCTGAAATGCATACCGTTATCGAGTAAACGTTTCAAACCAACCCACGCCCATTGAAAAATACCGTCGCTTTCCAAAATCAATTTGTCAGCAAGCATTGGATCCCGTTCGCCCTCCGCAATAGTATGACGACAATTCAGAAACATAAGTCTGTCTATAACGTGATCTCCCTTATCATCTTCAAAATAAGGAAGCACATTACACGCTGCTACGATGACTCCTTTAAACAAGAAATCGAATCCTTGCAAACCTTTCATTTCTGCAGATACGGTATCTCCTCCGGTTAATTGCTTGAAGATTGCAGAACTTTCGATTCGCTCTCCACCTTCATCGCCTATAGCGAGGCAGCGTCTGGAAAAAGCACGTCCCGTTGCCCAGCGTGAAGAACTTAGATCCTTGAAGCTGACATTTGCAATTGCACCTTTTCCCAACAGCTCGCTAATAACGGACAAATATACTGACTTTCCGGTATTGCCTTGTGATGAAAAGAGCACTAACGCCTTTTTCACCCTTTTGCCGTAAATTGACGATAATATCAAACCCGTCCACTCTTGTAGTACAAGCCTCATTTCCTCATCAACCTCGTCACGCTCCGGATCCCAACAAAGAGAATCTATGAACTTCTCCCACTTATCAGCCTTTGCTTCAGGATCATAGTTGCACAGTAATTGCAAAGAAGAAATCAGTTCTGGACTATGCTTCTTAAACGCTCTTGTATGGATATCTATTAGGCCGTTCTGAAGATTTATATAACGTTCGTTTCCGTTGATGTCCTCGAAGAACTTTACTTGTGCAGAGTACATAATCATTTTCGTCGCCTTTGATATTACGTCTGGTGTTGCACGGCCAAGAGGCAGCCATTCTCGAACTTTTGCAGCAACTTCCATTTCTGACATCTGACGATATACTCCAGAGTCATACCAGAAAACGAGATCTGATTTAGTGCCGGGATTCCTAGCAATGAACATACTGTTTTGATTCATTATTTCAGCTGCTAGCAAATCAACATTCGTTGAAGGTTTTGACTTTGAAACCGAAACCCACCTTGCAAAAATAGGATCTGCCTTTTCAACCATTTCCAGAAGATCTTCAATAGTTCCTTCTTCTGTAGTTAAGAAATCTGTAACGTCGCCGTGATGAAGTCCAGACGGAGTTATTAACTTATGGCAGAAAACAGTACTGCGAAGATCTCTGCTAACTTGCTGTGCGAGCCTCTGGCCGGGATCATCTCGATCAGCTACAATAATCACTTCGGAAGCTCCTATAAAGTAATTAGCGTATTCAGATTTCCAATCACTTACTCCCCCGGCTGTTGTTGCCGTGATGCCGAATTTACGTAACGTTTCAACGTCTTTCTCGCCCTCCACGATATACAACCTTCTTCCACATTTAACCGCTTTACACAAGCTCTGAAGGTTATACAAGGACGCAGTTGCATCCCCTTTGCCGGATTGAAATGTTCCGTTGATGATTCGGCCGTAACGTATTTCCTTGCCTTCGATGCCTTCACCTTCATAACGAAGCTTCGAGTAAAGGTACGCCCCTTCACGATCCGTATATCGGTACTCTGCAACAAGGTTCTGTTCCCATTTTTGCAATTGTCTTTTCTTCTCTCGCTCCGGCTGGATGTCTATCATTGTTTTTCCTACGGCAGCAAGAACATTTTCTGTGCTGCATCCAGCTTGGCAATGTATCAATATTTTTCCGGTATTTGATGTATCATCCTTTATACTCAAGCTCGCCTTCTTATCGTCGTGCGCTGGGCATTTGCAAAGCCATTGATTCGAGCCATAAGGCTTTTCTTTAGCGTCTGGAAAAGCCTGAATAAATGTATTGAAATCTGCCATTACACAATCTCCCCGGAGAAGTACATAATGACTTCATCCAAATTCACAAGATATTTCCAACCTTTGCCAGATCCAATTCTTCTTGACGGAATATCGCCTTCGGAAACCGCTCGCCGGATAGCACGAAGCGTAACAGCGGTGTTCGGATCTGCTGCTTTTATTTCTTCGTAGCATCCTTGTATAGTTCTAATACGTGCCATATTTATTTACCTTCTTTAAATAAATGGTCTGCATCTTTATCAAGAGCATCGGCTATAAGCCTCTTGTACTTTGGGTACATAGGTTTTGTACCGGCAAAAGCTGAATACAAGTCACAAGCTTCTACACCTATGATTTTAGCCAGCTTATTTATACTTCCGTACTTGGCCTCGATCTTCCGTCTTACCTCTTTATACATATTCCTACCTCTGTTTTATTGTCATTGACTAATAGACAAGTAGAGTGTACAATCTAATCGAATGAAATACAACCATTCGGACACATATGATGCGAGTATTATTTTTCCCAACTTCAATATATCCATTTGGATATTAAAGGAGATCACTTATGAATGACAAAGCCAAAGAACACCCACTTGCAAAGCTCAGAAAAAAAAGAGGCTTATCGAGATCTGAATTAAGCGATATGCTTAACGGCTCTCCTTCTGCCGAAACAATAGGACGCATTGAGCGAGGCGATAGAACACCAAGAACGGATACTATTAACCTTATAGCTGACGCTCTTCAATGTGAGCCAGACTACCTACTAGGCAGAATAGAATACCCTTCAAGAGCTACCTCAGAAGTTGCTGACAGAATTCCGCTTGATGAAAAAGCGATAAATCTTCTTATTAAACTGAAGGAAGACACAGACGGATCAGGCAAAGCTGTATTTACAGCCAATATGATTTCTCATTTGATCAGATTCATTCTCGATGATGAAATGACCGGCGGAGCTGGAGAACAATTAATTTTAGAGGCGATTGACCTTGCTCATTATCAAGCTAGCCGAAAACAGCTTATAGGATTCGGAAAAAGCAAATTTGGAGTATCGTCACAAAAGAGATCCTTGGACGTCCTAAGGCAGGATCCAGATTTCCGTGATTGCGAGAGAAATATATCAGCTTCAACAACCCAAATAGGTAATTTACTATCAATGGCGATCGGTGATTATTGTAGGAATGTTGATGTAAACGAGATTGAAAGAAGGTAGTGATATGGCAAAGAAAACTAATTGTGTAATAAACGGCAAAGCCTACTACCGTTTAACAAAGACAATAGGACATAAGCTAAACGACAACGGCAAAGAAGTACCTGTCCGAAAACCATTCTACGGTGAATCAAAAGCTGATGCAGAACGCAAGTATGAAGAATTCTTAGCGAAACAAAATGCCGGCCTTGAAACAAGGACACAATATTTCGGCGTACTTGCTGACTCTTGGATCAAAGAGTTTTTCGTAAATGACGGTTCGTTGAAGGACTCTACTAAAGCACGATATATTGCTGCGTGGAATCGTAGCGTTCGCCCTCTGGATCTTTATCATCTTGCAATGAACAAAGTAACGGCAAAAACATTACAAGCTGCTTATAACGATCTGCAAGCGTGTGGAACGCCTATATCAGAAATCAAAACGATTCACAAGCTGATGCGGAAGTTCTATCGTTACGTAGATTTTGAAGGTCTTGGACGTGATATTACTTCCTCCCTAACCTTGCCAAAAGAAAAAGTAAATGGAGCTGATGAAAACATTTCAGTATGGAGCGACGAAGAAATAAGGAAGATCTTCAACGGATTTAAGAAAGCCGATAATCGTTTTAGGCATCGCTTATTGATAGTTCTGGCATATTATACCGGATGCAGAAAATCTGAGCTTCTCGCACTAAAATACGACGATATAACAAAAGACGGCGTACGGATAACGAAGCAGATCGCCGAAATAAGCGACGGTATGGAAAATAACAAAATGAAAACAAAGCTTGCCGTTACGGATCCTAAGACGAAGAAGTCTGTTCGTACTATTCCGGTTGATCCTATAGTTTTAGAAGAACTTCAGATTCACAAAAAATGGCATCGAGCAGAACAAGTAAAAAACGGTTATAGAACAGAATATATATTTACAACGGACTCCGGGAATTTTTACGATCCGAAAAACCTAGATCGAGCGCTGGAAAGATTCTATAAGAAAATTGGAGTTGAGCCAAAGACAATGCATACTTACAGACATACATACGCAAGTAATCTTTGCCGGTTCGGTGTTCCAATCCAGACAGCAAGCGTTCTACTTGGACACGACTCAATAGAAACTACTGCACGGTTCTATGTGAACGTTGCAGAAGACTCAAAACGTGATGCTGCAATGAAATTACGTCAAGTAATGGAAGCGTAATGTGATAACAATAGTGTTAAAATAGTGATAAATCTTTAATTTGAGGCCAAAACGAAGGCAAAGAAAAAGCCCTGAAGTCGTTGAAACTTCAGGGTTTTATGGTGCCCAGACTCGGAATTGAACCAAGGACACGGAGAATAATTCTTGTAAAAATCGTCAATCCGTTGCAATTACTGCGTCACAGCCTCAGAGCGTTGAAATTTCAACGTTCTGAGTATTTCACGCCTTGTAATATCTTTACGCTACTTTTCATAGTTTTGCGCATCTATTCAAAACTTTAGTGATAAAAAAGTGTTAATTTTTGATGCAAAATGTGCATCGAACCAAGGACTTTTTACGTTACTCTCTTTCTTTAAGATACTCGCCTAAAGCTACGTTAATGATCTCATTCATCGAAACCCCTGTAACGTCAGATAAACACTTTAGAGCATCATACATAGTTGGAGTAATCAACACTTGCATTCTTTTTGATCTAGTCTCCGGAGTACCGGCCTTTAGTTCATTTAGCTTTTCAATCAATTCTTCAGTTGTTGGCATATCTATATCCCCCGGATAATTGTTCTCGGAAGATTATATCATATGCAAAACTGTTGTGTACATTACTCTGCAGTATAGGGCATTTCGAGGAATCTTTCCTTTGCCTCTGAAAGCATTTTATAACGAAAAGCATAGTATTTTTCACAAGCTCTGCTATCTGTAGTTGTAGGTTTAAGTATTAAAGAACACTCACCCCATTTACGGCGTTTGTCATCTGGTTTTACGAAATGAGGACAATCCAAACAGCTGAATGATTGCCCTTCTATCATCTCAAACAATTCCAGAAGATCTTCTGGTATGTTTTTACGAACAGAGTAAATAATAACTGCTGTAAACGGATTATTCTCGTACATATGTATTTCTGGATCGCCTAAATTACTGAGTGCATCGTTCATACGCTTTTCAAAATCAGCAGCATTATTCTCTGAAATGCATATTATTTGCTTAATACGATTTTGCTTCATATCATCACCTATTTATATACACATACACATTGTGTATGTACATATTAATGCTTCATTTATTATTTTTCAAGTCGAAACAAAACAAATAATCAATTTACACCTTCTTGGCCTAAGTCGAAAGCGCAACACAAAAGCGTCTGGAACAAATAAATACGTTCAAGACGCTTCAGTTCGATATATAGATATTGAGAATAATTAATGCATTGTTTCTGGTCGTAATACTATTTCTGTATTTTGAAGTTCCAACAAAGCATCTTCCGTTACTGCGATAACGCCTTCAATTATCATATTTCGAAAACTTGATAACGATTCTTTTGTAAGCATTATCCCTTCACTCGCAGCGGTTTCCTCAAAACAATCAGACAACCATACAGATTTTTTCATCAATGCGTCTAAGTATTGTATTCTGTCCGCTTCTGTGATTCTTCTGCCTCCGTTAGTATTGTTTAGCAGAATTTCTAATATATTCCTCATAGCAGATGAAAACTCACAAAAGGCAGATTGCATCCTAACATATAATCGATCATTCATAATCAGTTATCCTCTATTTCTACGCCCTGATCTCGCAAAATCTGAGCCAATTGAGCTTTTCCCTTCTTAATGGTTCTGAATACACACGTCCTACTCATTGGTTTGCCGTGGTTGTGCATCGCCATAGCATCGCATAATCGCTCAACTGTCATTTCTCGCACGTAACGCTGATACATTACTTCGCTAACGTTGTCGTTCGTTATCTTGTTGATCTGATCAAACAAGTCCGCACGGCACAACATATAATCATATTCCGCTATTACCCAATCTTCACGCTGTTGTGCCAGCGCCGTTAATATCTTCTCTCGCTTATGTACGTCGTGCGTTCCCGGAAAGCGTTCTGTGTTCAAAGAGGATCCGGGCGACGTGGCAGCTGCTAACAGTTCTTGATAACGTTCTTCCGCTCGTTCTGCTTTTATATGGAGCTTCTTACTACGCTCCAAATATTCGTTTATAGTCACTTTTCAACCTCTGAAATATAATTAGCCGTTACTCATAATTATATCATTCAGCGGTCAATTTTAGCCGTTGTCGTCGTGCCTTAAAAACTTCAGGTTCTCGGCCGTTGTTTCTACCGACTCTTTTTCATTTAGGCGTACTGTATACGCCAGCTCATAATCTGTGTACTTATGATACTTTTTCGCTCGGATCCCAATAATTACGCCAACGCTACCAGCATACCTCGCACCGGTCCCCAGCTGCACTAGATCACCAATACTATAATCAAGTCTACTTCGTAGTTCTGGCGTTTCCACTCTGCCATTGAACGGAGTCTTGATAGCTTTTTCTCTGTTTATCATATAATCCGTCATAATCCTTTCCAGCTGCCAGATCTGCTATAATGGCAGCTAATATATCGTTTATGTCCATTTGCTCTGTCTGTGTATGCATTCTATCGCTGGTGAACATACTGTTACCCCTTTCACGTTAAATAAGTTGTAAACGCTAATATTTGTCATGGATACGTGTTCACCTATTGAGGAACTATGCTTTATAACTTTGATTCCAGATCCTTAATCAACTTTTGGATGCCTTCTTCGGCCGCCGGCTCAATATGCTTAATCGGATTTGCTCTGCCAACCTTACCTTTAGCATTAACGACAACATGGCCGTTTTCGAGTAGATGAGTTAAGCCCGGCATTTTGCTGTTATACACAACATACTCATTCTTGCTTAACTTCTTTGATCGCCAACCGCTCGCATAATCGCCGGTTTTCCTCGGAGCATTACTTCTTAGTTTAGCCGCCGTATTCTTTGCAGCTTTTGACGTTGATGCATCAATTGTTTCTTTTACTTCGTCTGCATATTCTTTCAGGATCTCGGCCATTTGAACACTTACACTTGCCGTTTTCTTACTCATACCGCATGCTGCCTTTCCCACTCCTTGCAAAATTCGTGATAATCCGATTGCTGCACGGATCCTTCCTTCAGAGCGTCGAAAAATGCCGCTTCTTTTGCTCGCTTACGCTCTATTATTTCCGTGTCCTTCTTTGGTGCATTGATCTCCGGCACTAACGGCATAGGGCGTGCAGCTGTTTTCTCTTCCGGTATCAGCTTCAGCAGCTTCGAAATGATAGTGTCATATTTGCCGATCAGAGAAGTGTACATTTTGGCGTTGCTGTTAACTTTGCGTCCGCTCTGGTTCGCTCCGTTGGTGTACTCTTCCGTAACACCTTCTGCGCTGATCACGTCGGCAAGATCTTCGAGCGTTACGGCTATAAATGCCGCTTGCTTGATCAGATCCGACGCCATTTTAATTTTCTTGTCGTCTGCTCCGGCTAACGTTGCCAAAATTTCGGCCTGCTTCGCCGTTGTTCTTTCTTCTATGCTCATACTCTGGTTAACTCCGTTTAAATCGTTCCTGATCCGACACTCTTACGTCCTTATAGCTACACCCAAATTTCGAAAATATATA